GGTAATTTCGTAGAGATACAAAGTCAGAGGGGGGTGTAAGGAATTCCCTGAGTGTGTTACGCTTGCGTCAGACAAGACAGGAGCAACTCTTATGGCAAAAAAACCTCGTCACATCCTTCAATATTTGGAAGACCCAAGCACTTGGGACAAAGCCGCTTTTGAGACTGCCATCCGCAATGAGGTGGAAAGCTCGACTGGCGCATTAACTGCGTCTGATGAATTCCTCATTGGCACACTGGCGTTGACTGTGGACAGCTTGCTGACGGCCCACATCAACATCACTACTGATGGGCATTTGTACCAGTACAACTCTGGTGAAGCCGCAAGTCCTTGGTACAAGATTCGCACTGAGATGGCCGACAAGGCCATCAAGATGCTTGCGGAGTTGGGCCTTGTTGCCCGTGGTCGTCCAAAATTGACAGCAAAAGTGAGTGACGTAGATGAGCTATTCGCCTCTGCTTGAGTCGGCATTTACCTACGCCATAGGCGTTGTTCGTGCGGACATCAAGGCGTGTGAGGACATCAAACTCGCTTGTCAACGGTTTTTGGACATGGTGGAGCGCAAGGATGCGCCTTACGAATTCGTCCCTGCCAAAGCTGAACATGTCCTGAAGTTCGCCCGGTTCTGCCGACATGTCAAAGGCCCAGACGCTGGAAAGCCGATTGACCTTGAGGGCTTTCAGGTTCTGTTCCTTGCGGCCATCTACGGCTTCCGAGACAAGCGTGACCACAGCTACCGATGGGTAACGGATGTCATCCTGTTCGTGCCGCGCAAGTCTGGCAAAACAACCTTGGCCTCCATCATTGCCCTGTACGAGCTTCAGTTTGGCGAGGCTGGTCCAGAGGTGTTCACGCTGGCTACCAACCGAGAGCAGGCATCCATTTGCTTTGACTCGTCCAAGGCCATTATGGAGAGCATGGTTCCTGAGTTGCAGACCAAGTTCATCCCGTACAGGAGCGAATTGAAGAAGGCTGGCGATTCGACCTCGACTTATCGGGCTTTATCTCGGGACAATAAAAAGACGGGTGACGGCAAGAATCCGTCATGCGCCATGATTGACGAAGCGGCCCAGATCACTGAGCGCGGTTCGATTGAGGTTTTGCACTCGGGTATGGCTGCGCGGAAAAACCCAATCCGCATGTACCTGACGACTGCCAGCTTCACCAAGGAAACCAAGTTCTTTGAGGACTTGAGCCACTTCCGTCAGGTGCTGCGTGGCGGCGCAGAAGATACCTTCCGTTGGTTTGGCCTGCTGTACAGCGTTGACCCCGGAGATGAGTGGTCTGACCCGGAGGTTTGGGGGAAAGCCAACCCGATGCTTGGCGTATCGGTGACGGTGCAGGCCATCCAGCACATGGCAGACGAAGCCAAGAGCAAGCCTGCCTCTTTGAACGAATTTCTGTGCAAGCAGCTCAACATCTATGTGTCGGCCAACAGTGCGTGGGTGGACCGCAGGTTCTGGGACGAGTCTGTGGATAAGCTGCCTACCGACAAACCTGAGTCAACTTTCATTGGGTTTGACTTGGCGCACACCCGAGATTTGAACGCTGTGGTGACTTTGCACCGATATGGCGAAGAGGATTTTTATTCGCAGTTCCAATTCTTCCTGCCAGAGGAATCTTTGGATTTTGTGCCGAACCACTACAAGCCCGTGTACATGGAAGCGCACAGGACAGGCATCCTGCGGTTGACTCCCGGCAACGTGACTGACTTGAACGAGATTGAATCGTTTATCAAGCAGCAATGCGAGAAGTTTGATGTCAAGGAAATCGGATACGACCCGTATAACGCTGCTGCGCTGGTGGCAAACCTGTATGCGGATGGCTTGCCCGTGAAGAAGGTTGGTCAGGGCATGGCTGTGCTGTCGAACCCATCAAAGACTACTGAGCAACTCATCCTGAAGAAGGCAATCAAGCATGATGGCAACCCTTTTGTGGGCTGGCAGCTTGGAAACTGCGAGGTTTACGTTGATGTGAACGGCAACGTGAAGGTTCGCAAGAACGAGGCGGACCCAAGCGCCAAAGTAGACGGCATCATTGCAATGATTATGGCTTTGCACTGCCATTTGGACAACGTATTTGTCAGCGATTCGTTTGGCTTTAGATCGCTGGAGTGGTAAAGTATGCGGAAATAGGAGTGAATCATGGGTATTCTTGACGTTTTCAAGGGCAAAAATACAGCCCAAAATGAAGCGAACACACTGTTCGGTCAGACTGCTTTGGGCAACAACATCGTCTATCAAGGCGATAACAAGCGTCCGACTGTCAATACCCAGATTCTGTATGTAACCACCTCCAGCGCCACGGCTGCTGGCCGTAGCGTGGACATGTCGGTCCTGAGTCGCAACAGCACCATCATGGCCTGCGTTGGCTTGAAAGCCCGTGCGCTTGCTCAGTTGCCAATCAAGGTCTGCTACGAGGCAGAAGACGGCCAGACTGTCGATGCCATCCGTTCTGACAAGGTTGGCACTCGGGACAAGGCCAAGGCCAAGCAAGTTGCCAAGCTGCTCGGCAATCCCAACAACTTCCAGAGCAAGTATGAGTTCTGGTATCAGTGGCTGATGTGGTACGAGCTGTCTGGCGAGGCGTTTACCCTGTGGTGGCGCAAAGACCAGAAGAACTCAACCGAGACTCCTCTGGAGATGTACATCTTGGACAGCACATTGATTGCTGCCCAGATCACGCCTACCCGTTACCCGTCCTATCGTTTGTCCACACCAAGCTACGGCTTCAGCAAGGACGAGCCATTGGCCGCTCATCAGGTCATGCACTGCAAAGAGATGGCTTGGCAGGGTTCGGCTGGTTTCAACAAGGGCATCTTGGCGACTGAGCTTGTTGGCCTCGACCAAGACATCGACCTGTACGCAAACTTCGTGATGCAGAACGGTGCAAAGCCGTCTGGCATGTTTGTGACCGAGCAAGTCGTCCCTGACGGCAAGTACAAAGAAGTTGCTGCCCGTCTGAAAGAGGCTTGGGCCAACATGACTGGCAGCAAGAACTCTGACCCGAGCAAACCCGGTCAGGGCATGTTGCTGGACCAAGGCATGAAGTACCAGAAGCTGGAAATGCTGAACTTGCAAGACGCTGACGCTGCTGCTTTGAAGCTGCAAACCATGAAGCGTATCTGCGGCTTGTTTGGTGTCCCGCCTGCCATGATTGGCATCTCGGACAGCAAGTTCAACAACACCCAAACGCAAATGGATGAGTTCTACAAGTCCACGATGTACCCAATCATTGTGAACGTGCAGGAAAAGCTCAAGGGCCATCTGCTGCAAGGCTACCCAAGCCTGTGCGTGGAGTTCGACACCAAGAACTTCCTGAAGGGCGCTCCTCTGGACCAGATGAACTTTGCGACTGCTGGCGTGAAGAACGGCATCATGACTCCGAACGAAGCCCGTGAGTACATGGGGATGCCATCCAAGGAAGGCGCAGACGAATTGGTGAAGGATGACAAGTCTGATGAGCCGATCCCCGGAAGTTCTGCTCAAGACACGGGTGGTGGCGGTGGAAGTCAGAAAAGCAAGATGAACATCGGCTCCAAGACTTGATTAAAAATGCGTACTGATTCAAAATATCTGGTAGCATTGGCAAAACAGGTCATTAGGCCATCAATACATTTGCCCGTACCATTAGGGCAAACCCCTAAAATACAGGACAACAATCAATCCATTGCTTTAGGGGCAATCAATGAAGCAACTGAATCTCATCTGCGAAGCAAAACTGAACCTGTCCGAAAAGGCCGCAAACGGCGAACCGACAGGAAAGATTGAAGCTCGTATCACCACTTGGGGCGCTCGTGAAGGCGCTGATGGTCGTAAATTCTTCTACAAGGCTGAAGGCTTTATGGATTGGGCAAGCGAGTTTGCCAAGTCCGGTCGTCCTCTGCCCATGTTCCTGAATCACAACGCCGATTCCATGCCTGTTGGCGAATGGACTGAGTTGGAGATGGACGAAGAAGGCATGAGCGCCAAAGGCCGTTTGTTCCTGAACACTACTGCTGGCTCAGACCTGTACCAAGTCATGTCCGAGTCGCCCAATATGTTTGGCGGCGTATCTGTTGGCGCTTACGCTGACGAATACCAGTGGGTCAAGGAAGATGGTTCTGTGTTCCCGGCTGGTTCTGGCGAATATTGGGATGAAGGCTATTTCCAGATCACCAAAGGTGGCCTGCGTGAAACCAGTGTGGTGATGTACCCCAACAACCCCAAAGCCGAGGTCAAGAAGCTGGAGTATTTCCGTGAAGACGGCTCCGCTGACCTCAAGGTATTGGAAGAAGCCCTGCGGGATGCAGGTCTGTCCAAGCAGATGTCGGTTGCCGCCGCATCTGTGTTCAAGTCGGTGATTGAGCAGCGTGATGTTGTGAAAGACCCGATTGAAACTGCGCCAACTCAGAGTGATTCTGATGCGGAGGCAACCGAAGCTGAAATTCTCGCTGCTCTTGAGCAACGTGAGTTTCTTAAACTCCTCGACAAACGACTGAAAGGTTAATCATGTCCAAAGAAATCATCGAAAAATTGGATGCTATCGAAGCTAAACAAGCTGAGAGCATCGTGGCCGTTGAAGCCAAAATCCCTGCTGCTGTTGAAGCCGTCAAGGCCGAATTCAGCGAAATGGTTGCTGCTCTGGAAGCCAAAGTGGCATCCGTGCAAGCTCCTGCTGTCATCAAGCCTGAAAAGACTGTTCGCGGCGATGTGAACAAGTCGGTTCGTGAGCAACTGAAAGCCATCGTGGCTGGCAAGTCTTCTTTCCAGAAGGAACTGCAAATCTTCGCTGACGAAGCTCAAGCTGATGCGTACCTGAAGGAAGCCTCTGCTCTGACCGCTGGCGGTGATGGCAAGGGTGGTCGTACTGCTTACGATCCAGTGTTTGCTGCTCTGCGTTTGGCTAACCCCTTGCGCGGCGTGTCTCGCACTGTGGCTACTGACGGCTCCAGCTATCAGTTCCGTGTCAAGACTGGCAACGCTGGCGCTCAGTGGGGCTACGGCATCCAGAACAACGGCACTCCTACAACTGAAAACACTTCCATCTGGCAAGTGGTGTTGAAGGACATCAACGTCCAGTTCCCAATCCGTACTGCGGCTTTGGACGACATCGATGGCTTGGAAGCCAACGTGGTTGACGACATGCTGGCTGAATTCGCTCAGAACGAAGCTCTGTCGATGGTCCAGAACAACGACCAAACTGGCACTGGCACAGACACCGCTTACGGCGGCGCTGACGGCCTGCGCGGCTTGGATCAGTACGGTGGTGCTAACAGCACATACACTGGCGGTACAACTTCCACTGCTGCCTTCGGCTCGTCTGGCACTGGTTCCACTTCTGGCTTGCACAGCGTGGCTACCTATGACCAGTTGACCACCAACGGCAACACCGTGGGCGCTGGTAACGTGACCTACAAAGACTTGATTAACTTCATCTACGCACTGCCACAGCAGTACTGGACTGAAAGCGCCAAGTTTGTGGTCAGCCCCGTCTTCTTGGCCCAAATCCGTGGCTTGGTTGACGACAACGGCACTCCAGTGTTCGAGCGTATGTCGCCTCTGGAAACCAACGGTATCGTTGGTCGCCTGTTGGGCTTCGATGTGGTCGTCAACAAGTATCTGGACACTCCTAGCCAGACTACCGTTGGTGACGCTGGCACTACCAGCCTGTACCCTGCGTACTTCGCTGACTGGAGCCGCTTCCACACCATCGTTGACCGCCTGAACATGGTCATGCGCCGCTACGACCAGACGCTCCCCGGATACGTAACATTTTTCGGGGAAAAACGCCTTGCCACGAGCATTCGTGATCCTTTCGCTGGCGTTCGCTATCGTTCGACAGGCACTGCTGCCTGATAAAAATGGGGGGGCTTCGGCCCCTCCTTTTTGCGCCCTCAATTTAGGAAATTGCCATGACCATCACTGAAAAAATCCTCTCCGGTATCAAGCAAGCCATCACTGAAGGCAAGACAGTCACAATCGACCTGAAAGAAGCCTCTGCAATCACTGGCTCTGGTTCTGGTGTGGGTGGTCGTGCAGTATTTGATGATGCGTTCGCAGCCCTGCGTTACGCCAACCCTTTCCGCATGGGTTCCCGTGTCATGCCAATCGATGGCTCTGACGCTCAGTTCGTTGCCAAAACTGGTAACGCAGCAAACCAAACAAACCCTTGGGGCTATCCCGTTCAAAACAACGTGGGCACTCCCGGAACAAACACCAGCATCTGGCAATTGCCTGTGCGCGTGGTGACTGCTCAATTGCCAATCCGTGACGCTGTGTTGTCGGATGTGAATGGCTTGCAGTCTGAAATCGTTGAAGACCTTGCTTTGGAATTCGCCCAAATCGAAGGCGCTTCGATGGCCGTCAACAACGACCAAGCTGGCTCGACCAGTACGGCGACTGGTGCAACTTCTGGCCTGCGTGGCTTGGACATGTACACAAGCGGCTCTACAAGTGCTTTTGGCACATCTGGCACTGCCATCACCAACGGCATCCACACAATCGCCACAGTGGCCCAAACAGGCGGTGGCGTGGTGTACAACAACGTGGTTGACATGGTTACGGCTTTCCCATCGCAATA